TTGTCAAAGTTACCATTGTATAGTGCTATTGTAGCATAATCACCATCATTGATACTTTGTGTAGTAGGGGAATTTGTTAATGCGTGCTGATGACTAAATGTATTATATACACTTGCTGATTCTGCGGTATAATAAGATGCTGATGGGAAGTTCCAAGCAACAGCATCATATGGGTCAACTAAACCATTGGTAATAGTATAGAATGCTGAACCACTTTTTGCTGGTTCTCCTGGAGTAGCAGAAATACCATTATACAATGTAATAGACGATGATAATGATGTTCCATACTCTTCACCAAATAATACAATAAAGTCCTTATTAGCATTAGATGAAGTAGCAAAGTATTGGGTTTTCCAAGCATTATCACTTGCTAAAAATGATTTAAAGATTTGACCAACATTAAACACACCATAACCATTAGGATTAGGTTGTTGTTTAATACGCTGTAAACGTGATGCTGAACCACTTTCATATACATCTAAAACATATTGAAACTGTGGTTGTGTTTTTTGAGTAGAATCAACTGTCCATAACACATCAGCATTAGCCATGTTAGGTGAAGTTGGTTGTTGATTTATTGTGATTGCCATTTTATACTAATGTTGCGTTTAATCCTGCGTTATCCATTTGTCTAACTGTTTCGGCAGCTAAATCATCTGCCATTGCTTGTGCTATTTGGTTTATATTTTTATCAATAGCATTATTCCAAGCTATATCGATAAATGGTTTTGGTTTATGGTATACACTTTTATTTCCCTTTTTTCCTATTTTTTTCACAATAGCCCATGCGAACTGATCTACAGTAATACCGCTTGGAACAGGGATTGATTTAAGTGTAATCCATTGTTTAATATCCTCAAATGGTGGGTTTTTACCAGCACCACGAGATGATCCTGCTTCAACATAATCACCATATTTGAGGTATTCATATTCTAATGTTAACCCTTCATCACCATTATAAGTAACACCTACTGGTTTAATACTACGTGCTAAGTTACCTGTAACATAGGAACCTTGTGTTTTGAGTTGTGCTACTGCTTCAACTACAAAGTCATCAAGTAAAGCTTCCTGTGCTTTTACTAACTCAGCAAATGGTATTACTTGAGCCATTATTGAGGGAAGTTACAATAGTTATATACACCAAACTCACTAACTTGAATAGTAGCTACCCATCCAAATGCTCTATCATTAAATGCTTCGTTTACTGGGATAATATTCAATAAATCACATTCTAATGTTTGTTGATATTGTCCATCACGAATGTAACCAATAATATCATACAACCATAGTTCAGTATTTGATTTTACTTGTAATGGTGATTGGTCACTTAACTTAGGAACATCTAATGAATAGAGTTCAAATGTTAAAATACGAGTATTATCCTGTAATCCAGGTGAAGACAATGGACGTAGAAACATGTAAGGATACTTAACATTCTGTGATGAAGCATCTAAATAATCAATGGTTCCCTCAGCAAATGTTTTTGTAGGGATGTGGGCTGTAGTAGCCTCCTCAAATATTTCTACTATTTGTTTATAAGTTCTCATTTGCTATATTTTGATACTAATGTCTCTACATATTGCTTATTTACCATATATTGTGCACATATGCGATCCATTGGGCGACCATTTTTAACATCATTTAAAATAGCCTTATCTGCTTTAGATAGGGGTGATGCTGATGTTACTTTAGTCGCTTTATATTTTTTATATTCTGTTTTAGCTTCCATATTTTGGTTTCCAATAGCTCCTAATGTTTCGTTTACTTTATCTTCCATCGTTGTTCAGTTTGTTTACGTTTCTGTTCCATCATCCTATTATAATCATCTTCAAATGCTAGATAGTTCAATACAAATGTAAAGTTTAAATCTGTAATAGCCTTATCTCCTGTGATCGATAGGATGGAACTTTTTGATAAGTGAAAAAGTGTCCCAAACCACCCCCAATGTTCATTGAAACCGCTTTCATTACCCCTTCCATCTCGTTCTTCGTTATCGCTTTGGGGCTGATTGAATAGAGATTCGAACCTAGTAAGAAGGTGTTTGCGAGAACTAAAAAAAAACTCAATGCACCTAATCCAAATGATGCTGGGAGGTTAGATAATAGTTCAGCACGTGATTCTCTGTCCTTACTATTATATTCTTCTAACTCGTAATACTTAAATAAGTTCTCTGCTTTACCTTGAGCTACTTTATATTTAGATTTTATATTCCACATTATACCATTAAACTTATGTTTTTTGATAGGGCGGTATAAAATAGCCATTATTTGTTCTAGATTTTCAGTAGGTGATTTAGCTAGTCTTTCTAAGTCAATATATTCACCTAGTGTCATGTTACCGATAGCTGAAAATCCATATAGTTGTCCTTCAATATCAATGATAGGGAAGAATGCTGGGGTTAGTTCGTCTAACTTAGTTATAACGTCTTTATAGGCGTCGTTAAGTTTATTTGGCTTCCATGTTTTTACTTCATCTTCACTAACACCTAGTGTATGTGAGATGAATGCCACCATCTTCTCTGTATTAGAGAGATGTTCAAGGGTTGAAAGGTATTTCCAATCCTTAATACTAAAATAACTATTTGTGTTTATTTCATTCATGGGGATAAATATTTTTGTGTGCGATTATAGCCTCGATAAAAAAGAGGCACTAATGCCTCTCCTTTGATTTAAATCCAAACCATATAATGGTTATTAGGATGAATAATACTACTAGTTTCATTTATGACATTTATTTATTATTATACCTTCAATATACGAACTTTATTTTGGGAATCCAAGTTTAAGTGAAAAAAGCGATGCCCCCTTTATATTGCGGGGGCATCTAGGAGAGAATGAATATTTGATAGAGGACAAAAAAAACACAATAACATGGCAGACATGGAAATAAAACCCTCTATCATTTATACATATCCCATTTTAACTCCTCCACCCACGTATATTTTATTTTTACTGAATGCTATTTTTGTTCTAGCTTCATTAGCCAGCATCAATGACATAACACAGTCGTCAAACATACCATTGGGTGCATTAAATGATACATTACCATTAGCAGTTATTTTGTAGGAATACGCGTTTAACTCGGTGTATAAATGCGGAAAAAAATCACTTGACGGAAGCATTAGATTACCTTCTTGAATGTCGTAAATCAAGGATCTTATACCTGTATTTTTAGAATCATTTGTTGTAGTCCAATCCCTTAGTTTGCGGACGTCCTTACTGAGCATTTCAAATATGGGAAGCCCAGGTCCATTAACTTCGCAGTAACCTCCTGTGATTTTATAGGATCGTAATGTTGTGCTAAATCGCTTCGCAATCTCTGCATAAGAGGTTCCATTGATTCTATCAATGAAACATACTCGTCCTGCCTCATCCATAATGGTGAGAACAGAGAAATCATGTTGTAGGCCGAGATCAATCCCTGCGAAATATCTTTTAGATGTTGTTGATTGTTCCCATCCATTTAATATACATACGTTTTCTACATTAGTAAAAACATCACTACCAGCATCTGTAAACTCTGCTAAGTATTCTTGACGATATATCTGTTCAGGTAATGACTTAGATTGTTCGGCTATAAATGATGCGTCAATATGCGGGTTATCCGTGGATATAGCGCTAAACGAAACATAATCACCACCTCCATTGAGTCCCTTTAGATACGCGTTATAAAACCAGTTTTTAGATTTAGGGGTAGAAATCATTAAACATTTCTTACCAATAGCTGATAGGGTAGGGAAAATAGCTTCGTTAATGGCTTCTTCTCTAATAAACGCGCATTCATCGATTACCATATAGTTGAAGCTAAATCCCCTTATACTATCATATCGTTCAGCTGATAGGAATGTGATTGTGCTACCATTTACAAATGTTATTGTTAGATCTGCCTTATTTGATTGTGTAATAAGTTGATTAGAAGCATCATGTAGTTCTTGGAATACCTTCTTACATTGATTGTATATAGGACTAATCCAGGCACCCTTTTGATTTTTACTTCTTAACAACCAATACAATAAGAGATTTTGTGCAAGTAGTGACTTGCCGAACTGACGGCCAGTAGCAACCACACCAAACTTATGATTACTATCAGCAAACCCGTCAATAACCTTTTTTTGACCGACATGGGGAGTAAATAATGTTACATTCATACACCACGTTGTGCTCTAATATCAGCATAAATCATTAGCTGGGATTGTAGTTTAAGTTCATCCACAAACTCAACCATTTCCTCACATGTATCACCCTTACCACTTAGAATAAATGTAAATGCTACATCCTTATTATCATCAATAAAGTCTTGTAATACTTGGCACTCAGTAACACCTAATCGTTCTGCTGCTAGATTTAAATAAGTTACTTCCATTAGTTTAGGTTTAAAGTAGAGGGGTAAAATACCTCTAGATCATTATCACATTCACAAACACGTCTAAACACTACTTGCATATCATCTGGGTTTACATCTTGTGAACGACAGAATGCATCAAACTCTGGATGTTCTCTGTCTAACATTTCAGCGTGTTTTCCACACCCCATACATTTTACATAAGGATCACCTGTAATATGTCCTTGAAAATCATTACTCATCGTCTCCCCATTTTAAAGTTACATTTATATCTCCTTTTACATCTACTTGGTGACGTTCTACTTCGCCACCACGGATTTTATTTCTATATTTAACTACTTCTAACCAAATACGTCTATCATTTTCAGCAATAGCTGATTCTTCAATAGTATCAAGTTTAAGGAGTGTTTCGGTAACGCTTTGTTTTACGTTATCTTCAAAGTCCTCAATAATAATACCCCAAGCCGCTTTCCATACTTTATTAGCGTATTTACGGTTGGCACCATATTTCTCCACATACCACATAGTAAACTGACTCCATCCCGCACGATGATTTAGGATATAGTCAACACACTCTTGTAGGTTGTTTATATTTTCTATTTTGTTAGATTTTTCCATCTATTTAGTGTTGGTTTATATATCTGTATATAATGGGTTTCACGTTCAAACTTAACACTGGGATCACATGTCTCCAATACCTCCCACTTAAACGCGTCCCAAGTATAAAGATTGATTAGTTTTTTCAAATCCTTTTGGATACTACGTCCTACATTACGTCGATGTTTATACATACGATTTTTTAAGTTACTAGAACACCCAATATAAGTATCACCGGTTATTAAGCAGGTAATCTTATAGATACCACATTCCGCGGGAGTAGATTTTGAATAATGATTTCCAGGGTAAAGGTGCGGATTTTCACGATAATGTTTTTGCATGTATATTCTATGAGCTACAGGATCATTCTCAACATATTCTCTAACACGTTCAACTGAGCATTT